TGGGCCTGCTGCCGATGCCTGGGGTGAACTGCCAGTGCGGGGCCAACTGCCGGTGCTCGGTCGAGTACCGCAAGGGGGTGGATCAGGCCTCGTCGTGAGGCTTGCCCTGGCGCGTGCGGGCGAGGGGGCGGCGGCGAGGGGCCTCGGGCTTGTGCTCGGACTCCTGGTGCTCCTCGGCTGCGGGCTCTTGCGCGGTGACTTGCTCGGTCACATGCTCGGGAGCATGTTCCTGGGGCTCCTCGGCCTCTCCCTCGCCTTCCGGCTCCTTCTGGGGCTCCTCGACGGGCTCGGGCTCGCTGGCGGAGGCAAACAGGCCGCCCTGTGCCCTGTACCACTCGTCCGCGTACTGGGCCACGGCCTCGTCGTCGGACGGATGCACGATCCGGCCATTCATCAGGGCCTGCTCCCACAGTTCCGGAGCGAGGGGGTGTCGGGTCATGGCTTTACATTCGCTGCTCAATTCTACGAATCCTCACTGGGATCCTGACTGGAGACAGACTTGTTGCCATCGATGGGAAGACTGCCGTTCTCGTTATCCGTTGGATCGGAACGTTCGCCCGTCTTGGATAGACCACGAATGCCGGGAGGGCCATCAGGTTGCTTCATGACGGCCAGCTTTTCCTGCATTTCGATCTGTTCCACTGGATCAATCTTGCCTTGCAGGCGCAGGGCCTCCTTGATCTTGTCTTCGGTGATCGTTCCGTCTTCTTCACGCTGCGCCATGTCGAGAGTGGTTTCACCGCTGTACTCGGCACCAGCAAAGCGGCTCATGGCGATCTCACTGGAAGTGACGGCGCCCATGACCCAGTAGCGATAATCGGTCGCAGCATTGCGAGCGCGAAGGTCGGCAACCTCTCGCTCGCTCATCACGAACATACTGGGGAAGCTGACCATCCACTCCTTGGGAACATTCCCATTGGTGGGGCCCTCTTTTGCCTTCATCGACATATAAGCGAGCTTCGTGAGAGCAGGAAGAACGGCAATGTCGCGATAGGTTGTCACCGTGCGGCTGAAATCGCGTTCCTCGCCACGCCCTGTCGAGCCCATGCCCTTCGGGGACTCCCCAAACAGGAGGGTGGCTGGGAAGCCGGTGGCTCCCACGAGATCGTTCTTCAGGCTCTCCAGAACCTCGGCCAGGCCACTGCAGTTGCGGCTGTTGAACTCGATCTCCTCCTTGTCGGCATCGATGGCGAAGCCCCTGTACTGCGAGCGGCTGAGATCGTTCACCGCAAGGCGATCCTTGACCTGTTTCTCCTTGCCAGCAGCAAGCATTGACGCCAGGCCCTTGATCTTGTGCGTGAAAAGGTCAAGGTCAGCCAGCATCTGGTGAACATCGCCCATGGATCCGGTGTACCGGGCCAGGGACTCCAGGATCGGCTGGATCTCGGACATCCCCCAGCCCAGGTTCTGCCTCCGCAGGCGGGTGGGCAGGCGGCGGCCATTGATCCGCAGCACTCGATCGCTGTGGATCTTCGTCGGGCCTGGGTTGGCCTCGTCGTAGCTGATCAGTTCATAGCGCTCAGGCCTGGAATAGTCAACGGTCGTAGGCTGAATATCAGGCCTCAGATACCAGCGATCAACAGCTTCAAGGCCAGTAATGTTTTTGATATTCTCCCAGTCAACAGGGTCTTCCGCCCTTCTTCCATCGTTGATGTAGGCAATGATGGAGGAACCTCCATACTGACGCGCCGCCTTGATCGCTTCATTGAAAACGTACTTGGCGTCAAGCTCGCGCATGTAACGATCAACGCCAGGAACGGCCCTGGCGTTTGCGCTGAGCCCCATCTGAACCATCCAGCCGACACGAGTGATCTCGTCAGCGACGTAATCGACAACGCGACGGCAAATCCAGTGCATGTAGAGCGCATCAAGCTCATCGCGATCCAGAAGGATCGGATAGCTCAACTGCGAGTACATCAGGCGATCCCTGGCTGTTCCCTGCCCCGATACGGGGTTGCGGAACACTGTCATTGGCGAGGAAGATCCATTCCCACTCCCGCCAAAGGTTGCCAGCACTTCGGCCAACCCGTCAGCACGCACCTGGAGGCTGTTCGTAGATTGAGCCATCGCGTGATCACCACTAAGTCAGATTACTTTGGAACTGAAGCCAAGGATCCCAATACTGGAGTTTACTGAGCACGTTCTGGGGCTCGACCTTTATCCTGAGCAGAAAGTAATTCTCAAAGAGTTTTGGGAAGGCGGATCAGAAGGAGACCTTGGTGCGTATAACTATGGGATTTTTGCTCTAGGTCGTCGCTCAGGCAAGACACTTCTTGGTGCCATTAGCGCGGTCTATGGCGCAACGGTGATGGATCCGATCTATCGCCAGTTCCTTCGGAAGAACGAGACCTTCAGGATCGTCACGGTTGCGAACAGCGAGGATCAGGCGAAGATCGCCTTTGGGATGATCGTCCAACTTATGGAAGACAGCCCCTTCTCGCACCTCATTGAGAAGAAGCTGGCGCTCTCGCTGACGCTCACCAATGGCGTCGAGATCACCGCCATGCCAGCGTCCGCCCGTGCCTCTCGGGGTGCGGCGATTCCGCTCATGCTCCTGGACGAGCTTGCCTTCGCCATGGGCGGGGGAGAGGTCAACAGCGGCGGCGAGGCCATCTACAAGGCGCTCTCGCCCTCGATGGCCCAGTTCGGCCAGTACGGCAAGCTCATGGCGCTCTCCTCGCCAGGCCTGCGCCAGGGCATCTTCTACAACCTGTACGAGCAAAGCTGTGCTGTTCGCTCCGATGGAGTGAAAGAGTACCCCAATATGTATGGGGTCAAGCGTGCAACTTGGGAGGTCAACCCACGCATCAGCCAGGCATTCCTGGACGCCGAGCGCAAGCGCGATCCAGATATGTTCGACGTGGAGTACGGCGCGAACTTCATTGAGAACGCTCAAGGCCTGGTTGACTCTCGCATCATCGATGATTCGGTCAGCTATCTTCGCGTCTTCGGCAAGCCGAACGACATCTACTACGGTCAGTACATTCTCTCGCTTGACCCTGCCAAAGGCAATCGAGATGACTATACTGCCTGCCTCATGCACTTTGAGGGCCGGAAACTGATCGTAGACTTGTGGCACGAGTTTGAAGCCACCAAGCGTGTAGTGAAGATGGGGGTCAAGGGTGAGTCCGAGGTGATGCAAGTTGACGTGAACCTTGTTCACGAATGGATCCTTGACATTCACAATCGCTTCGGCATCGGCAAGGCTGCGATGGATCAATACTCATCCATGGCATCCATTCAGGTGCTCCAGGATCATCTCGACATCATCGAGTTTTCCTGGTCTCAGCAGACGAAGACCAAGGCGTATTCCAAGATGCGCGAGATGTTCAATGCTGACGAGATCGTTCTACCTCCCAATGAGAAAGCGATCAAGCAGCTAAAGAACCTCACCGTGATGTTCAGGCCCAGCGGCCAATGGGTTGTGACGGGTGGCGACAAGGCTGCCGTCGATGACTATTGCGCTGCTATGGCCGCTGGCGTGCTGATTATCGAGTCTCCCGAGCAAGCGATCGACTGGATTGACGCCGTGGCCTCATAGCCTCTTCTCCTCTTCTTCGGGGCGCCTGGCCCGCAAAGCTGGGTTGTAGGTGTTATAGCCAAGCTGATAGGCACCGGCTGCAGTTGCGCCAACGCCACTGACGCCCATCATTAGGCCGTAGCCCGTGATGTAGCAGCCCTGAGCCTTGTCCCAGTTTCTGCCAGCAGACATTCGGCAGTCCACGATGTAGAAGAGGCCGCAGAGGATTGCCAGAACAGAAGTACCGCCAACGGCAACAGCAAACCTCTTCATTGCTTGTGCTCCAGCTTCGTCAGGCGCTCGCCGTGCTCGTCATCCCTTTGCTCGTGACGCTCCAGGATTCCGATTACACGTTCATTGATACGATCCTGACTCTCAAACCGCTTTTCGGTGTGCTGGTCACTGGCGTCAAGACTCTGCAGCTTCATCGGGACAGTGACCGCAATGTATGTCACGCCACCCGCGATAACCGCGAGAAGCATCATAACCCCGCCTTCGATGAGCTTATTCCTGGCGATGACGATCGCAGGAGTCGGCGGGGGTTGCGCTGAGCGACGAAAGAGGCTGTTCATCGTAATTCTTCAGTTCGGCGTCCGCATGAGCGCTCTTTTCAGGGTATCGACAGACTCGGTGCGCCTGAATCGCGCTTCTGAGGTCGCACTGAAGGCTGGCTGCTACTGCTGTGGGGGCGTCAGGGTGTAGAGGTCCGCGAGGTTCGCAGCTTCCAGGAGGCCCTGGATCTCGGCCAGGTCCGCTGGCTCCAGGAGCGGGCCAACGGCAGCCACCCACAGCCACAGAGCGCTCTGCAGGGCGTTAGGGGCCTCGCCGGGGACAGGGATCGGCACCAGGCCGCCCTGTGCGTCCTTGATCGCGAATCCCATGATCGTCGTTGCATCGCCTGGAATGGACGATGCGCCAGAGAGGATGATTGGAACCAGCTTCGTTGTATAAAAATTGCTGGATAGAATCGACTCGTAGAACTTGAATGGATTGGGCTGGGATTCAAACGCAGCCAGAATGGGAGCGGGGATCTCCAGCGGGTAGAGTCCTGCCAGATTGTTGCTGCTCATCATTTGCTGCAGCATTGCCACCTCCTGCGAAGACGGCTGCAGCCAGTAGAACAGGTTCCAGACCGTCATGCGAATGGCGTCTGGGTTTGGCCGCCCTGCCTTGGCATCACCAAAGGCGGCGATGAACTCAGTGGCAGCCGCCAGTAGCGGCTGGAACAGGGCTGCTTTCGTCCTGATGGACTGGTAGACGGGCGAGGCAATCAGAGCGTCGTAGAAGCCTTGGTAGTTGGGCGGATTGTTGACTGCCTGCCACTGACCTTGCTCCTCTGGTGTCAGGTCTACGACTCTCCAGTTCTGCAGCCATTCATTTTTCGACAGAATCGGATATACCTCTTCCAGTCGTTGCGTAGGGGGATCGAGCGGTGGCGCTATGGTTGGCACAACTGGGAAGATTCCGAAAGGCGCAAGGTCTTCCGGGGTTGGGTTCGCAGGAAAGCTGACATTAGGGAAGTCCACGCCTAGCCTGGCCAGGTCATAGGGCCAGGAGCCGATAGCAAGACTGGGGCGGATGTAAGTCATCAGAGGTATGGCGGAAGAGTCAAGAAGGGGTGGCCTGTGGCCAGGCTGCCGTTGATGCCCCACTCATGGCCTAGGTAGCCTTCGGCTTGCTGTCGAAGCGTGGTACCGACTGCGGAATGGATAACTGCGGCTTCAGCAATGTCACCGTTAAAGAAAGCAGAAAGCCCGTCAGCATTGGAGCCGATGTACAGCTGTCCTGCGTTGTTTTCGGTTACGCCTGCAGTCTGAAATGATCTAGTAGCTGTTTGCGTGCCATTCTGAAATACCGTTAGTGTTGCGGCTGAGTAGTCAAAGACGGCTATAGCGATGATGAAAGATGACGAATAGGCACTATTCCCTGCGCCTTGAAATGTGTTCGCAGCGAGGCGGCGGCCACCCGCCACCAATCCCTCGTTTGATGCGCCGTTTGCGGCGTTTCGCATCCCCAGCAGAGCCCGCGTACTTGGCCCCGTTGTGGCAATGCTCAGCATCGTCACCGCAGACGCAACGTTTGCTGCTCGCCTGCAAACCATGATCAGCGTGGCACCACTTACGCCGCGCATCATCGCTGCGCTGCTGTTGAACATGAAGTTGCTGGTGCCATTAAGCCGCAAAATGCTGCGGCCATTTTGCACGTTGCTTACGAGGGTTGGCCTCTGAGATCCACTTGCCGCGAGGTTGATGCCGTTTCCCTTTTTCTCATTCCACTGCGTTGCAAGGTTGCTGCTAGCAGTGATGGTCGATGTATCAGCAGCGCTGTACCAGGCTGCGGTTGTCGTATGCGCGAACGTCCACAGCACGGGAGCGCTAGCCGCCATTAGCGCCGGACGCCCCATCATGTCGTGCTACCCCCAAGGGAAGCAATTCTGATCACGGACCTGCCCCCTATCACCCGGATAATGACCGACTCTGTTTCGCCTGCGGTCGGAACAAGCGTCGTATTCCTGTCCCATCTTGTCGTGAATCCCGCGTTCCCAGTGAACCACGAAATAGTCCCACTCGTGTATGCAAAATCAAGCACTCCTGTCCAGCGGTAGCCGCTGGGAAGGCTGGCCAGGTTGGAGAGGTTAATTGTGGTAGCGCCGTTAATCGCTGCGTTCGTTTCAAACTCGTTCCCAGCAAGAACGTCGATTGTGTAGACGCCAGCGGAAGGGGCGATGGTCAGCACCTGCTGCAAGGCGGTGCCGTTTAGGACGAGCGCCCCGCGAACATCGACCCCGTTTTCAAACCGCCTTGGCATCAGCCGATCACCACAACTCGGAAGGCATTGGCAGCCGGCGCAGTTGCGAAGACCACGTTGACGGCATTGGTCGTCCTGGTGATGTCTGCGTCAACCTCTTCGCCTGTGCTGTTCAGATACAGCGTGACATCAACATCGCGTGTGCCAAAGTTGTGTGTGACCATGTAGCTGGTGGCCGAGCCATCGCCAATGTCGGCAACACCTTTCAGCTTTCGTCCGCTCCAGCCTGCCAGCGTCAGCGGCGTGACGATTCGCTGGCCATCGAGCCCAAGGTCCGTCTCGACCTGAGTGGCGATCTCCGCGATACCAGGAACAGTTTCGGACGCAGGAGGAGCGCCAGAGTTATTCGGAACCCAGTTGACAGAAGATACGCCAATGGTGCCATTGACCTGATCTTGCCTGAACTGGTTGCTAGCATTGGTGCCTTCGTCAACGTTGACGACGGCCTGCTCAAGCTCTTGGAAAGTGGAGGCATCAAGGGCCCTCGTCATCGGCGTTGCTGCGCCGTTCCAGACGTAGATGCCGTTCTGGCTCGCATCGGTCTGGGCTCTCACGAGCACCCGATCCTGCGGGTTCATCGTGATGCCATCAATCGTGCTGCCAGGCGCAGCCAGATTGACATTCGATTGCGTGGACACGCGAACGTTATCCTTCCACGCCAGCCCTTCAATCAGGGAATCGACGTAGCTTTTCGGCGCGGCATCCCCAGGATTGACGGGAGCCGGAATGTTGATTGGCTTGGAGACTCCTTGGAAGTCGAAGTCGGTAAAAACCTTGCGTGCCATGTCAGATAAGCCTCGCGAATCCTGCAGTGGGTGGGTTGAGGGTGAGGATGACCGTGTTCACCGATGGGTGGGAGACCTCCGCATCGATCTCCTGGCTGCCGCTATCGAACACGGCGACAGAGGGCCTATAACCCAGGTTGTGGTTAATCGTCCAGCTTCCTGAAGGAGTGGGCTGATTAAACACATACCCCTCGCCCCCCAGGCCAGGCGGCCCAGGCGGTCCAGGAGGGCCAGGAACAAGCACCTTGACGACCCTGACATCGCCTTGCTTGACGATCTGAATAACGGGTCGAATCGCGCCCTGTACGTTGCCGCTCATGTTGCCCTCCGATCAACATACGCAGGGCCCTTGAGCCAGTGATCCCTGGTCCCGTCTGCATTGTTGACTGCAAGATCCCAGACGCCAGAGCCACTGACGCCGGCAAGATCTTCCCAGTTTGCGATAACGTCAACAATCAGTGTCGGCGATTGTTGAATAACTTCTACCTGAAGATCACAGATAAGCCTTGTCCTCTCATAGCTTGTCCAAATCTGTGCTTCTACCGTCTTTCCCTGCCCATCAAAAGGTAGCTCAAACGTTTCCCGCAGGGTTGCACGCTGCGGAATCACCAGTTCATAAATGGGCGGGATGACTGTTGCTTCCGTCATGATAACCCAGGCTTTGCACTGCGGCTTCCAGTACAATGCAAGTATAGCGACGACCGGATCACGCGATTCGCGAATTACGCAGCGCTGCAGCTATAGGACTGTAGAGACGAACAATGGTCTGAATGTCATCAGAGGTCGCCGGACGACTAACCTCTTTCTCGATGACATCAGCTATCTTGCAGGTAACGGCCACAGGTCCGGCACTGATCACCAGTTCGGGCATCCCATCATCCAGGATCGCGAAGATGGCGGGAAGGGCGTGCTTGAGATCGCGAGGAACGGCAGCGTTCAACAGCGGGAGCGCAAGGCGTTTGGCCAATCGCGTCAGGATTTCGGCAATAACTTTCGCAATGAGATTGTTCATTGCTTCCTTCTCCCGCAGCGCATGAAAAAGCGGCATCTCTACTGTAGAGACGCCGCTGATAGGGCCTATGGGATCAGAGGATCATTCCTCTTCGCCTTCGCCCTTCTCCTTTTCGGTGCCCTCCTCTTCCTCGTCGGGAGAACCTTCCAGGGGGCTCGTGGCGGCCTCCAGGGGATCGGGGGCTTCGCCGGTCAGGGGGCTCACCGCTTCCTCGTCGGAGGCGCCGAGGGGGATGAGCTTGATCTGCTTGCGGCCCAGCTTGATCTCAAACTCGTCGCCGGGTTGGAGGCCAAGCTGCGCGGTGTAGGCCTTGCCCACGAGCAGGTTGCCGTTGAACTGGACTTTGGTGACGTAGCTGAGCTTGCGTCCCATCTGGCCAGAGCCTTTGCCGTTGTCCCCAAGGGCGACACCCTTGGCGCTCAGGAGGGCTTCGTAGAACGCCGTGAAGTTCAGGCGTTCGGTGCCGTCTTTCTTGGTGGAGACGTAACCACAGGCGCGAACGAGGTCAGACTTGCTGACTTCGCCAAGCTCCTTGACTTTTGCGATCAGATCGGGTCCGGTGAGCATGGGGGTGAATGGTTGATTCGTTTACATCTTAGGGCTGGGCAAGCCCATGTGTCAAGCGCTTGATCAGGAAGTCGCAGCAGATTCCCCGACTGCTCTCTCCTGGGCGGCCCCTATGGAGGCTTCGATGCGGACGTTCCGCATCCGCAGCAGTTCGTCTGCGGTCGCGGCAGCTATCTGAGCGGCAAAACCACTCCCAGTCAGCTTCTGCTGCGCCAGGTGCTTGATGAGACCTTCGTTGGTGAACGCCTCTTTGACGACGATGGGCACGATGGCTGTCGCGACATCCTCCCAGAACTGTTGATCGGTCTTCATGGGGCTCAAACCTTTGCGGGGACGACTTGACTGGACTGGAACTGGTACTTTCCTTGACGGTCGGCATAGCTCGTGACACATTCATCCCCCTCAAAGAAGAGGAGTTGGGCCACGCCCTCGCCCGCGTAGATCCGGCAGTCGGCGTCTGAACTGTTGGAAAACTCCAGGGTCAGGTGGCCGATCCACCCGGCCTCAGCGGGCGTAACATTGACAATGACGCCGCAGCGTGCGTAGGTGCTCTTGCCGACGCAGACCACGATGATGTTTCGTGGGACGTTCAGGGCCTCCACTGCCACGCCCAGCGCATAGGAGTGCGCCGGAAGGATGAAGTAGGAGCCCTCATCGGAGTGGACGCATTCGATCTTCTCCAGATAGCGACTATCGAACTTCTTTGGATCCATCACCTGGCCGGGGATGTGTCGGAAGATCCTGAAGTCGCTCTGGCTCAGTCGAATGTCATACCCATGGCTGGAAGTGCCGAAGCTCAGCACCTTCAGGCTGGTCAAGATGTCATTCTCGACACTCACAAGCTCGCGAACCAATGAGCCATGAAATGGCTGAATCATGCCTTTCTCAAGGGCAAGTTCGCGGATGCGGAGATCGTTCAGTTGCGGCATGGGTCAGGTGTGCTTGCGGGAGGGAGTGATGTAGCCGCCTTGGTTGTGGAGCAGCGTGCGCTCTCCGTCAGACGTGATCGCCCCGAATTGTGGCGTCGAACGCATGGTGGATCCGAGGGCTGCCCAGTCGCATCCGAGAACGCTTTGCCGCCACATTGAATCCGTGCTCGATCTTCATCTTGAGCGCGTTCCACTTCGCTCTCTGCCTTCCGGCGAGTCTGTCGAACGCATAAAGCACGGCAAGCTGCTGCCAATACTCAATCTTGCAGCCAGTGGCGGCATGAATCAGCGTGAGCGGCGCGTGTGCATAGCTGGTGCGCTCAAAGCCCATGGAATCGATGTGAACAAACTCTCCCGTCTGCAGGTTGGAACTCATAACACGCTCCAGCCTTCTCCCGCAGGCGTCGTAGAGGTCTAGCCGAACGCCCTGAAGCGACTCTGCGTGAAGCTCTGTGATTTTGTCTGACTTGTGGCTCATGAATGGTGCCTCCAATGGTGATGAATGTGGTGTGGCAGCTACCGGCTGGCCTATCAGAAGGTGACACCCACGCGAGCCATAACGTTTTCCATGTTCGGCACGACCATCTCTGGCTCACTTGCCCCTATTACGATCCAGCCAATGCAGTCCATCAGGGTCAATGAGGCCGGGTTCTCGATCTTCAGTTCCTCGCAGCAATAGAATCGATGGCATTGGTGTATCTCTGCTGGGGTGGCCAGGCGCCCAGTGGGGTGAAACATCGATGAACCGTTCACGGTGAACTGACCAGCCTCTTCGGCGCTTATGGCAGGGGCAAGCAGCATGGTCAGTGCTGCATGAATGACGATCTCCGGCGCGGTTGCGTGGGGCTGGTTGCTTTCTTGAGACATGATTGTGGCGAATGTGGTGCGATGGTTGATCGGTGGTTGCTTGCCCACTCTACAGGCAAGGACACGAAACGCAAACATGCTCGTGACAGAACGAGAGATGTGCTGTAGCCTTGTTCTGTCGTGAGACGTTGAGGGGCGGGGTGGCACTTGCCCCTTTTTCTTCGCCTATGGCACGAGGAATGTAGCCACCGATGCAGCGATGGTAGAAACGAGGATCATCACAATCGGGGCCCCGACATAGGGGTTGATGCTCCCAGCCCTAATGGCCTTCTCAACAATGATCAGGACCGCTGCCGACGCGGCCAGGCCCACGAAGACGCCCGTGCAGATCCTGAAGGTATCCCACCAGGCGTTCCACGCTCTCCTAATCCTGCTTTCCGGGTACATGATGATGTTGATGGTGAATGGGTGATCAGCTATCCGCAGGAATCTGCGGAGCGATGTCGTATTTCGTGATGAAATTCCTGGCCCAGATCATAGGCTCCTCCCTGCGATTCACATCGGCCCGAGGAGAGGTGGGCCAGGTGAAGACCTCCTCCTTCGGGTCGCGAGGGGTGGGCGTGATCCTGAGCATGGGCAGGCTGCAGATGCGATCACGCTCAGCCTCGATGGCTGCGATCACCTCGTCTGGATCAGAGGACAGTGGCATGACTACTCGCGCACCTCGTTGGGCTCCAGCATAAACTGCTCCATGCGATTCACGAGGTCGGTATCGACCTGATCCGGGGGAAGGGCCTGGGCGATGGTGGTGGGCCAGAAGCGGCGCGGAGGGTTGAACACAGTATTGAGCGCGAGCACGCCAGGAGAGCGGACGGCCTCAAGCCGTAGCACGGGCAGACTGTGGCGAACGCAGTGGTTGTGGACCCGAAACGACCAGACCCACAGCCACTGATCCAACTCCCGCTCCACCCGCACGTCGATGGTCTCCATCTCGCAGTCGGTGTCTATCACCCAATACCGATCGCCTGGCACGCCGAACGGACAGGGGTAAGAACGACCGCTTGTGTCTTGCCATGGCCCGTCGATGAGCTTCGCAAGTCCGTCTTCATCGGGCTGCGGCGTTACCGGCAGCCGATGTTGCGTTTTGGTGCCATCCTGGATGGCGCGGATCTCCTGGTCCGTGAACATGCAGGGGCCCGGTGTCTCCCGAGTTCTCACGATTTACGCTCCATTGGTGATAAAGGTGAATGGGTGCATGGGTGCATGGTGGGTCAGGTGGCTTCTCTGATCGTAAACAGGATTCCAGCGGGGGTGCCCATCCCTCTCGAAACAGTAAGGACTCCAGAGGTATTTACCTTGGCCTGGCCATCCCAGCTCACCACGCCATAGGTGCCATCTTCGATTGGCCGAGAGCTAATGACTGTGCCATCGGCCATTACTTCGCCGTTGATGAATGCACCGCCTTCGGTGGAGGTCGCCTGAGCATCATGCCAGCACGCTGTATAGGCCAGAAGGTATGCAATACGCGCCTGGCGAAGCTGCTCTAGGCGCTGTTCTGGGGTGGATGTGTGCATTGGTGGATGGGTGGATAAAGAAAAGGGAGTCCGCTGCAACAGGCCCCCCTGCCGCAGTTCAACGACTCCATCCTATCGGCGCGGACTGAAACGGTCAAGCCTGTGATCAGGTCGAATCGCCTCCTCTCGCGTGGATCGATTCTTGCTTGCCTATCACGGGCATTTCCAGGAAGAGACGTGTACTTTGCTCTTTTGCCAACGGCCCGCTCTCGTCCGCATTGATGATCATCTGTTCCGGCCGCTCCAGGATGAACCGATTTACCCATCTATGATGCTGCTTCCAGTCTTTTAGCATCCACGGTTTTGGGTCAATATGCAAAACCTCAGTATTGAACATAGTCGTTGTTACGACTGGGCGAGCAATAAGGAAAGTCCGCTCATGCCCACAGAAGGCAACAATGAAAAAACAATCCTCGTAAATGTAATCATCAACACCACCAATCTTTTCGTCAAGTTCGTCAAGGATGTCAGGCATTGGCCATTCCAGCACAATCAATGGTCTCTGGCCAATTCCCTTCTTTCCGTACTTGCTGCCAAGAAGCCTCTTGCGCCGCGCTGCTTCTCCCATGGTGATGAAAGGCGTGTGGTTGTGTGGTGATCAGTACGAAAGGCCTTGGAGGATGCCCGTCCGCCGCAGGCGCTCCTTCCTGGCCCGGTCCCCGGCCTCCCGCCTGGCAAGCTCGGCGGCGATCTGCTCGTCCGATGGGATCGGGCGCTGGGGCACGACGAAGCGGCTCCGGGGCGCAGGCTTGCTGCTCCTGAGGCGGTTCCTCTCACCCGCCTCATACCCCCTGGCATAGGAAGCGAACTCCCTCTGCTCCATCGATCCAGGGGCCTTGCGCTTGGCGCCCTCCATGCCGTCCTGCACACCCCTCTCGTAGCTGTTCAGGGTCAGGGGATTCATCCTGCCGCTGGGGATGCGCGTCACCTTGTTCGGGTCTGCATTGCGGACTGCCTCGATCCGCTCCTCTCGGCGCTGGATTCGATCTTGGGTCTTCTGAAACAGACTTCGCATGGCAGTAGCTGGAGGTCTGGCTACTGTACTGCCACAGAAAGGAGAAACGATCGCGCCTGTGACAGCAGGTATTGGCAGGCCTTCCCGGATGGCCAATACCAGCAGGCCAGGCTCTAATGAAACTCTAAGACTCCTTATTGAGAAAGAAGCCGTTCTAATGAAACTTTAATGCCCGAGATCCCTTGCGGGAGTGTGGTCCGAAACTTTAATGTTCGGCCTTATTGAGAACCCAGTCATAGCAAGGGATCTCAGCGAAAAATGTTCTTGACTTTTCACGCAGACCTGTTTATGGTCCGGCGAGCAAAGCCTTTACGGAGTGCTGCGCTCTGGAAAGATTTCCGAGCCGCAACCCGGATTGCAGGGCTGCTCCATCCTCCGCTCCTGATGCCCCGGCCCACAACCGGGGCTTCGCATTGGGAGGGGTCCGCCGCCCACCTGGAGGGAATCCCCGACACGGACTGGGACGGGAACCCCTGCTCACGGACAGGATCACGGGAAAACCGGGTTCTACAAAAGTTCCCGAAAAAAGTCCGGGAAAACCTCATACTTTTCTGAGAGAAAGGTGTTTCCCGAAAAAAGTCCGAAAAATATGAATATTTTTCTGAGAGGGTAGCATATAAGGGTCTCCCCCATCCGGCCAGTTACTGCGGAGTGGAGGCCTGATTCCCTCCCCTTTCGTTATCCTTAGTCTACAGCACGGGGGGCCATTGTGTCAACGGGTCGGGGGGATTGGTTGGGATTGGGTATGGCCGGGCCCGGTTCCCTTGGGTCTGGGAATGATCGGGCCCGGTTCCTGTGGGGTCAGAGTGGGGTCAGAGGGTGGTCAGGATCAAACGATCCCGCGTTGCTTGCAAGTGCCTACGCTCCTCCTCGTTCAGTAGGCTCCGGGTGATCCGATCCCCTAGGCTCTGCTGCTCCCAGTGATAAGGGAGGGAGTCCTGCAGGTTCCGGCAGACTTGTGTGGCTGCCTGGTAACGGACCTCTGCCATCCAAACTTCAGCACGGGTGGCACGGTGGGCGGGGCTGAGGTCATCCGCCTGGGCGGGGAGTTGCTGGGCCTCGTGATAAGACCACGGGCCAACCTCCCAGCCTGTCAGTCTGCGGATGTTCTCATCCCGTGCCAGCCATCCCTGAAGCTGGAAGCTGTCAGGCTTGGCGCTGTCGGGTAGGCGTCCGATCGCTACCAGTCGCTGCAGCATGGCGAAACGGGCGAGGATTCGGAACGGGGTCTTACTAGAACGGCAGCATCGAAGCTCTACCGTATTGCGTCGGAATGACCACCCGTCGTAACGGTCCCCGTCACAGTTGCGCCAAACACTAACGAACCGCTCCCAGCTATCGCCCGTCACACTGTCAAACGATCCCCACCGGGCGGAATCACGTCCGGCGATGGCTGCCAGCGTGGGGC